CTAAGATTAGAAAGATTATTGAATCTACAGAAACTGTATTTAATGAGCAATTCGCTAAACTTACAGAGGAGCTAGAAACTGTTAAAGCAGAATTTGCAAAATACAAAGAAGAAAGCGACACAAAAGAGAAAGCTATGTTTTCAGCAGTAGAGGAATTAGCTAATGAATCTAGCGTAGCACCAATTAAGAAAAAAAGAAGTGGAGTTATTTCTCCAAAGAAAAAATCAATTTTTACAAAATAAATAAACATTAAAATTTAGAATTATGGCATTTAGCTTAGGAACATTAGCAGCATACATCGAAGACCAAGACTTCCCATTGATTGCACAGATGCAAGCAACAGGAGGATTAGCAGAAGTAGCTGACATTCAAACAGGAATTAAAGGAAGCTCTAACTTGCAGTTTTTATCTACAGACGTAGTATTTGGCTCTGACGCTTGTACTAGAACAGGAGCAGACACAACTGCATTGACTCAAAGAACTATCACAGTAGGAGCAATCGCAGTATCTGAGGACTTATGTATTAAAGACCTTAACGGATACTGGGCGCAAGTTCTAGTAAAGAAAGGAGCAGCAGGAGAAGAGGAAATGCCTTCTGAGATTGAAGCGGTTTACATGGAGAAAAAAATGAACGCTTTACAAAATGCTTTAACTATCTCTGACTTTCAAGGAGACACATTAAGCGCAACAAATAACCTTTCTTACTATGACGGTCTTTTGAAAATTGTAGATGCAGGAGCAGCAGTAGACGGAAACACAGGAGCAGTAACAGTAGCAACTGGAATATCTTCTAGCAATGTACTAGACATCTTAGACGGCATGTGGGAGTCAATTCCTGACAATATTTCAGAAGCAGAAGATTTATCTTTATTTGTACCAACATCTGTTTACAAAAAATATGTAGTAGCATTGAAAAACGCTAACCTATTTCACTATTCAGGAGATGGCGAGCAAGTAAACTTATACGGAACTAACGTAGCTTTAAGAAGCACAGTAGGTCTTCCAGGAGCAGCAGGAAGCGAGAGAATGATTTTAACTAGAAACTCTAACGTAGTTATCGGAATGGATGGAGATGCTGACGAGGATGCAATGAAAGTTCGTTTAGACCCAGTTACTGAGAAAAACATCTTCTTTGATGTTACTTTCAAAAGAGGAGTACAAGTAAGATTTGTAGACGAGGTTGTTGAGTTCACGCTCGTGCCTTAAGAATACTTTAACAATAACTTAAGAAGGGGTGGGTAATTGCCTAACCCCTTTTTTTATAAACACTAAAAAAAAGAAAACATTATGGCATGTGCATTAACACAAGGGAGAGCGATAGACTGTAGAAACAGTACTGGCGGAATCTCTGAAATTTTAATCGCTAACTTTGGAGACATAACAATCGACACAGTAGCATCAGGAGTACTAACAGGGCTAACTCAAGCAGGAGCAACTAGCTTTTACAGATATTCTTTAGAAAAGGAAAACGGTTCTTTAATCGAAACTCATACGGGTTCTTTAGAGAATGGTACTAACTTTTATGAGTCAGTATTAGAATTTAACACTAAAAACTTATCAGCAGCAGAGAATGAGGAGTTAACACTTTTAGACCAAGCTCAGCTTTTCGTGATAATCAAAACGATGAATGATAAATACTTTACCGTTGGCGCATATCATGCAGCCGATAAATTAAGCGGTACAGCAGTTACAGGAATGGCTATGGGAGATTTAAATGGCTATACCTATTCAATAAGCTCTAAAGAAGCAAAGCGGATGCTAGAAGTAGATTCTACAGTAATCTCAGGATTAACAATAGCATAGTTTTAAACAACTAATTAAGGAGAGGGTAGCATTAATTTGTTACCCTTTTTTTATGCTCAAAAATAAAATACTTACAAAAAAATTAGGTTTTGTCAATAATTGCTTAGAGCCATTTTAAAGCGTTTTAAGACACTTTCGCCTTTCGCTAGTATGCTAGTATTAAAAAAAATAGTTCGTTAAAACGGTATTTTCATTGGGATGTAGAGCTAAAAATAATTAGTTAAAAATTAGGTTTATTAAAATATTTTTATTAAAGGCATTTATTTTATACAACTATTAATTTTTTTTACAATAGATAATATGGAGTTAAAAGATGAATATAAAAGAGGCGGTTCTGTCCACCATAAAGTAGTCGGACACGTTACCATAGTAAACGATAAAAATGAGTTTGCTAAATACAAAAAGTTAGGACTAGATGTTTTCAAAGTGGAGAAAAAAAAGAAGGAAAAGAAAGAGCAAAAAGATTCTGAATAATGCCGATTTTGATAAACGAAAATACTACAAGCAATCTGACTTTAACACTAAAGGAAAAGAGTACCCTTTCTACTCCCGTTTATTTATTTCAATTTAGAAATGTAACCGAGAAAGTTAGCTACTATTGCATAATGGCAGATACATCGGTTTATAAAGATAGATACAATGAGTTTGTATTTACAGAAGGAACAGACTTACCATTAGCAGGAGAGCTTATACTAGGAGCAGGCGGTCAATATGAATATTTTGTTTACGAGCAAACCTCAGCAACTAACTTAGACCCGACCTTAGCAACTGGCTTAGTAGAAAGTGGACTAATGGACTTAGAACGTGCTAGTACTACCTATAATCAGCACTCTATCGACCAAACATATAAAACACATCAAGTAACATGATGAATAAGGAAAATATTTTAATCTTTAACTTTGAGGCTAACAAGCCTCCTGTATTTAAAGAGGAGCGAGGGAAAGACTATATTGTCTATGGAACTGAGTCTCCATGGAAAAACTTATACCCAAATTATTTAGTTGAGTTATACAATACCTCTGGAAAGCACAATAGTATTGTTAACGGTAAAACAAACTACATAAGCGGAAGAGGCTGGAAAGTAGACCAAACAGTTAGAACACTAGAGGACAAAGTAAAGCTAGAAAACTTTATTAACCATCCGGGTAATGACTCTTTATTTGAACTTACAAAAAAGATAGTTAAAGACAATGAGCTATTTGGCGGATATGCTTTAGAAGTAATAGTTACTAAAGATGGCAAAGGTCTTATAATAAACCACATTGACTTTGGAGATATTAGAGTCGGAGTTGAGGAGGATACTTATTTCTATACTAGCGACTGGGCAAGTAGAAAACCAACAAGTAACGAGGACTTTGAAACTTTAACCTCTTTTCCATTCGATGGTTCAGCAGTTAGAGGCGAAAGGTATATTTGTTACTACAAGTCTTATAGACCAAACTTAAAAGAGTATCCGCTTCCAAATTACGTAGCAGGAGTACCGTACATCGCAGCAGATTACGAGGTGGCTAACTATGTATTAAACAATACAAAACATGGTTATAGTGGAGGGACTATCTGGAACTTTCACAATGGGCAACCAACTCAAGAGGCTCAAGCCTACATTAAAAAGCAAATTAAGAATAAGCATCATGGCAGCAATAATGCAGGAGAGCCAGTTATTATTTTTGATGATGGAAAGGACAAAGGGGTAGAGATAATAAGCACTAATCCAAACGGACAAGATGACAAGTTTATTAACTTAAACCAACAGATACAAGACGAGATATTCACAGCGCATGGAGTAGATGCTTCTGTATTTATTAAAACAGTAGACACAGGCTTTAGTAATAACGCTGACGAGTTAAGGGTAGCTATTGAAGCAATGAATAGCAGTTACATTGAGCCTAACCAAATAATGTACGAAAAGTTATTTAATGACTTTGTTGTTTTGTTGGGTATGCCTAGCGGTCTTAAAATAGAAAAGATTGCGCCAATATCTACACCACTTAGCGAAAATGCTTTGACTGCTGTAATGACTACAGCCGAGATTAGAGAAATGGCAGGACTACCTCCACTAAAAGCAGAGGAGCAATCAGGAGGAGCAGCAGACGCACTAGCTACACTATCTCCATTGGTTGCTACTAAAGTACTAGACAATATGACTGCTGAGGAGATAAGAGGCTTAGTAGGTTTGAAAGGTACGCCAACTATAACTAGAACAGAGTCTAAGTTTAGCGAAGATGAGGAGTTTAAATTTGATTTGTCAGAGTTTGGATATGCAGAAGATGAGCTAGAAGTAATAAGCGAAAAGGAATTAGACTATAACCCTTTCGACTTTGCAGACATAGGAAGTATAG